AAAGAGACATTAGCCTTAAATCATTTCTGATCGAGCTACGTTCTCTTACTAATTTAGCTTGTTTTTCTAAAAGAATTTTTTGCTCTGGCGTTGTGTATTTCCTAGTAGATAAATTTCCATTGCGATCAATGTTGCCAATCGAAGCGTAGTCGTTGTCTACATTTTGGTTTCTATCAGAATATTTAAGGCCGCCTTCTGGATGATCCGAGATCATCACGTTTAACCCTGATGTATCTCCATCCAACTTTTTCAATAAACCGACATCATCATTACCAGCGATCTGCTGATTACTGGCCTTGATTGCTTCTTGAATTTCAGTAAGTCGGTTTTCAAGAACTCGCTTTTGTTCGACATCAACGTAACCCTTCTTCTGCCCTTGCTGATGCCAATCAGATTGGAATTCTTCTGCGTGTAAGGCGCTGACACCACCGACATCACGCTTGTTGGTACGGATGTGGGCTAGGACGTTGGGTTCGTCCCAATGGGTGCTTTCGTAGTTTGCACCGGGGCCAACAGGGCCGATACCCGCTTCAAAATCCTGTAAATAGTTTTGGTATCGCTCAAGGACATCTTCTCGCGGCAATAATCCAGGTCGTTGTGCTGCTAATTGACTTTCGTAATCCTCAATCGACATGGGGCGCACTGGCAACTGCACCAGAATCTCTTTTGGCCCTTCGCCGCCTGGGAGGTTTAGCCTTTCGTCGTTGCCGTATCTCGTAACATTTGCGGGCTGATCTTGCCTTCCCCAAATATCCCTTACTACGATTTCGTCCCAATCATCCTGATCCGTAAGATTAGGGAACTGCCTTTCCAAAGCCCGATAAGCATCACCGTCATTTGCGATTGTGAGCGCAAGGTCATCAGCATTAACTGCGTTCCTAGCAGCCCTCATCACTTCAGGTATCGCAAACGGACTGTCAAGATTCACAGCACCTTTCGTGTCTACTGCGGTCTTAACTGTCTCGGTCAGCTCTATCGGGTTCCACATGGAAACCACTTCTTCTTGCGTGAGCGTACCGGGGGCTTCTTCGAGCCTCTGGATCAGACCCGTCTGCTTCGCCTCTCGCGTTGCACCGGGTTCTTTCTTCAGGTGTGCCAGGTATTGCTGGCTCGTGCCTTTGCCGGGAGCCGTGGTCAGGGCTTTACCTGATGGGGAGTAAAAGCCCATCTTGCTAGGACTGCCCATCCCCAACATCAGGAACGGCGCTAACTGCTCATCTGTCACTTCAGGGATCGACAGCGGCCCCAACCCCAAATTTTCAGATGCCTGAGAGACTGCCTGACTCAGTTGATTTGTTTGAGGCGCGATCAGGCCACCGGCCTGTAACGCGGCATCCTGAATAAAAGGCGTAGTCGGGTTTATCGCACCGAGTGCAGTTACCGGATTACGGGTCGCCGCGAACTGCTGCATCCCTTGATTGAACTGATCCCGTAAACGCCCAGGGTACTCCTGAACGTAATCCCAAAGACTCGGCATCTATACGATCCCTAATGCCGGATACTTGAGGTCTCCTTTCCACATGGACTCACCTTCCGGGGAGGCGAAACGCAAGGACATGGTGGCATAGCGAGTTGCTGCCATGAGATCGTCGCGTATCGGTACGATCTTTCCGTCCTTACGGTGAAACATTCTTAATTCCTCAAGCCAATCTGATTGTGTCGAGAACACCTTGAAGCGTCCTGATTCCATTCGTTGCAGCATATCCATGATGCCGACTTCGATACTGTTGCCGCCCTTCTTCTCCCCCATCGCTGGAGGATTCGTGAAGTGTTCCGGTAGAAGGTTCACGCCGTGGCCCCGGTACTGGTCAGCCAAGCCGGGGTTACCCATCGAGTCGCGACGGTTACCGTCGTGCGGCCAAGCGTAGGAGATCCACCTGGGGCGTGTGTTAATCGCCGTAGCGTGGACCGCTGGTGTCGCCTTCGACAGCCTATAAGTGTCGTAAACGTAAACGATGTCCTCGTCTGCGTCATACGCGATCCAGACTACCGCTGTCGGGTGATCCCACCCAAAATCAATGCCACCGAGTCGCTGATACTCCTCCGGGATAGAAAAAGGATCTACCAAGAGTTTTTCTTCCGGCACGGGGAACACAAGACCCGAGCCAATCGTCGGTCTTCCGTACTTACGCATCTCGCGCTCGTGCGGTGGGTACGCCGCGAGGATCTGCTCCATCACGGACTCCGTGAGGTGTCCGGGCTTACCCTTCACAACTGTCTTAACTTTCTCGGACGCATCGTCCCAAGAGCCGTGCGTCAGGCTTTGCCCTGGGCGAAGGTCGTTAAAGAACTGTGCCGTGGTCTCGGACATCCCGGACTCCGGCGTATAGGTCATAAAGACCGTACCCCTGCGGTCCAGGGTTCGTGTGACGGCTTGGGTATAAATCTCGCGAGGCGGTTCCTCGTCCAGCCAGATCAGGTCGCATGAGCGACCCATCCAGACCTCGTTGCCCATGTTAAAGGCTTTGAAGTAGACGTAAGATGTTCCACCTGAAACGTGCCTGATGAGCGCCATCGCAGTGGCGTTCGGCACACCCGGTTTACGCTGGGTCTCGATGATGCAGTGCTTCGGGATCATGCCCGTACCGAGCGCCTGAGAGTCTCCAGGCGTTCCAAGCAACTCCGCTTGCACAATGTCGCGCACGGTCTCTGTCGAGACACCGCCACACCATGCGGTAATGGGTTCGTTAAAACGGCGCCCGGTATACCAAGGTGGGTAATTGCCGGTCAGACTCGCCGCAACCAGAAAGGCTCCCACCCGTGTCTTGCCGACTCGGTTACCGGCACATAGAACCGACTGCGAAGCAGTCGAAGTTGTATCTATGAACCGTTCCTGAAAAGGATAAGGATCGTACTCTTCGAGCTGGTTGAACTTTTCGCGTTCGCGAATGAGTTTAAGCAGTTCTACTTTTCGTTCTAGGACTTCTTTTGAGTCTTGGTTGACGAGCCTTGAGGATTTTTTCTTCATCTTCCCAGCGTTCAGCCATTTTTGGTTTGTTGGCGTACATCCAGCGCCGTTGTTTTTGAGACTTGAATGGCACTAGGAATTGGGTTTACGCCGAATACTGTTTGACAAGTTACGCGCATAGTCTTCTGCCATTCGCGCATTTTGGAACACTAAGTAGTCTCGAAGACGCATAGCTTCTTCCCGAGCCTGGTACTCCGATAGGCGTTGCAGTCCTGGGCCAAACTGATCATCTGGGCCTCGAAAGCGGATACTCGGATACAGAATGGTTTCTCGCTCCGGGTCCACACGATCTGCGTGAGGGTTATCTTTAAATTTGGTCGGGTGACTCTGAGAGTAAATCGTCTGAGGATACCCATCCTCGTGCGTTAAATACGCCTCATTAATCGCTTGGTTGTTTAGTTGCTTCCGCGCTCTTAACAGCCAGAAAGGATCTGCCATTTCAATTCAGAGTTGTGGGAACTTCATCCTCGAACTCATCCTCACCCAATAGACGCGCTAGTTCCTGGCGCAGTTCTTCAGTGCTTCTCTCAATCTGTCTGACCTCTTGTTCGATCTTCTCAGTCGGTTTCATGCCTCCGCGATCCGCGATGTCTTTTGCTGCCGCCAGACGCACAGTTTCGCTGTTGGCGTTTTTCGCGAGGAAGCTGATGGTCAGCATGGCCTCGGGTACTTTGTCTCGCACCGCGTCCTTGAGGCGCTGTTCGATAATTTCCGAGTACCGGCGCTTTAACTCCCACCCTTTTTGCGAAGCCGAGTTCTCTGAATATCCGGCCTCGATACACGCTTTGGTGGCGTTGCCGGATTGGACGTAGAACTGGATAAATTTTTCTTGGCGTTCGTCGAGTTTTCTCATATTTTGGTAAACCTAATTACTGAATTTTCCCCCCGAATTTGCACGAAAGACATTCATATTCATTTTAAAAAATAAAAAGGGGGTGGGGGGGTCGCCCAATATCGCCCTGTTTTTAGCCTAAATGTGGGACTCTGGCCCAAGGGTCAAAGTCTACTTTACATAATAGGTATTATGCGGAACTCGGGGGTCTAATAAAATCAATGACTTACGATTTACCACCGCCTTTGGGCAGTACAAATGACACGAAAACGCCACTATTTTAGGGCTTTTCCGTCGGTCTCCGCACAGTGGTGGGATTTTCGGACTCAAGACCCCCGCGAGGAGTGCGTGTGTGAGCACGAACTACATTGATTGTTGCGTCCCATGGACTCACGGATCGGGCGCTAAGGCTTGATAGCGTGGTGTTGTGCGCGGAGCCGGTATCGAAGAACGACGCAAATACGTCAAGTTTAAAAATACAGACAACTTATGGTTTCGTCAAACATTCTGCGCCTCTTTTTCGCGTTGAACATCATTCCAACGTCCTAACGCATAGCGCAGCTCACTGTCATAAATGTCCAGAATACCCTGCACTTCCTTAAAGTCCGCTTCGTCCGATCTCGACCACCATCGCTTGCCCATGACGTTAGCCTTTTGTGAGGCTGTCAAATGATAGTTGGTGCTTGCTGTGCCTATCGCCATCTGAATGATTTGAAGGTAATGATCATCAGGCAGTTTTGAATTCTCTGGCTTGACCTGGCGCAACAGAATCTTACCTAACGTGCTGTTGAGATGCCACTCCTGACCATAGGCTAAACGAGCATAGACACTGATCTCGTAGTCCAATGTTGCAAGGAGATCCGCGACCTCTTGATAGGTCACATCGGGCTTGCCACCAGAGCCAAGATGCAGTCCTGCGGCCTTCGCCTTGAGTAACTTAAAATGCTCAAGCGAAAGCATCGAGTTCCAGCCTCACAAGTTTGCACCAAGACTCAAGCGGCATGGTGACTTGATGATGGTCTCCAAGGTCAGGCCGAAGATCGTGCAGACTCATCATGGCGAACCAAGGCTGACGATCTAACCGGTAGATCAGGACTGGTTTCGGAGGTTCACCATGATCCACCGCTCTCGACGCCTGTAACGCCGTCTGTTGCCACCAGTCTTTAACCCTTGCCGTCCTAGCCCTCTTACACTCAACGGCCCACCCTGCGTATCCAGGAGGCCATAGGACGTTTAAATCGTA